GGGTAGACACGGCAGCAGGCCACAGCACCGCCGGGTCATTGCTGATTGCCGTATCTTCAATATACTGCCATGCGTTGGCTGTGCCTTCCGGGAAGGTCAGCGTCAGGTCTTCCTGCTTCGTGTAGTCAGCAGAGATAGAACCATCGGTCGTCACCTTCGTCTGATCGTGACAGGTGTAGATGTCAAAGGTGTAATTGCCGTCGCCATCCTTGCCCCACTGCCACAGTTCATCCGCCACGATCAGGTATGCGCCGTTCTGGAACTCCGTCTTCTGGATCAAGCCAGGTTCCTTGCCGTTGGTGTAGTTGGTGCGCGAGCCATCGTTGCCGCGCACGCTGTCGTTATAACCGCTGCCATAAGGCATAGTGGACAGCATCGTCTGCCCCTTGACCACATTCCAGGTATCGCCGGTATCAACGTAGACTGCTTTGTAGCCCGTTCCGTCCGCGTTGATGTCTTCAATGCGGGTAATGCGGGCTTCGGTCTGGATGTCATGCATGGTGGCATCGTTACGGCCGGTCGTGCTCTTCGTGTGGGTGCCAATGGCAACGTAGGAATCAATAAGCAGGTTTGCGGCCTGCTCGGTCGTCACCGGGAAGTAGTTCACGCCCTCTGCATCAATGGCGGCGGTGTACTGGTAGTTGTAGGAAGTGCAGCCCTCAATGGTGCCGCTGTTGCCCTTGCGTGCATACTTCAGCTGGATCATGCGCTCCTGCCATTTCAGCAGGTTGCCGGATGCACCGGCGTACTGGCTACCACGAGCACGCCACAGCTGCACCAGCTGGGTGTGGCTCTTGTAGTTCACCGGTGCCAAACCCGTGTGACCGCCGATCTTGCCGTCATCCTGCATACCGGCGAAATACTTCGGGTTTGCAATGTACGGATAGGTCTTGCCGGTACGGTCGGTGCCCTGCGGCCACTGCTCGTAACCGCCGGACGGGTGGCAGCGCATACGCAGGATGCGGTAGCCGCCCTCGTTGCGCTCACGCACATAGGTATTCTTCTGCAACACCCAGACCAGATGATTGGTACTGCGCACAAAGTCGTCATCGTCGATGTACTGGCAAGCGTAGATCGTGTGACTGCCGTCCTCGTTCTTTTTCGCCGCCACTTCCACGCACCAGAACTGCGGCAGACCGGCAAAATCATCCTTGCCGGATTCTGCGGCGGTAGACGGGGTGCAGGACAGGCCCACGCTGTCGTCGGTCAGCTCACCGATTGCGGTGTTGGATGTTCTGAACAGTGGGAACTTTACGCCATGCACGCGGCTGTCGTCCAGCACGTTGCCGAACCAACGTTCCAGCATCCGGTTATAGGTGCTGGTGTTCGGATTCCAGTTCGCCGTCCACCAGTCTACGAACAGCACGTTCATTTCCCGTGCCGTGGTCACTTTCTGAGCCAGCGCGTTATAGTACCGGTCGATGGTATCTTCATTGCCGGTTGCCAGAACGGCGGTACGTCCATCGCCCACCGCCGCCATAGTGGTACCGGACACCGCAGCAAAAATCTGCTGCAAGGATTCATCGGATGCCATGTGAGTTCTTGCCATGTTTAGTCCTCCTGTCCATCATCAAAGGTCAAGCGACCGGCTTCGTCATAAAAGAAGTACGGAAGCCCTTCCAGTTTTTCCAGTCTTTTTCCGGTGGCTGCCGCATCGGCGGCAGAGCCTTCCTTTTTCAGTGTCTTATCCGGCAGCAGTTCCTTTGCCCAGTTCGGCACGTCTTCGTCGATCAGCTTATAGGTGGTGCCGTCAATGACAAGGTAGGTGGATCTTACGATTTTTACGTTTGCCATTCCGTCTTACCTCCCAGAGAGAGCGTCACCACGCCGCGCCCATCGTCCGAAGCGGTCAGCTTCAAAGCGTTCAGGTTTGCTTTGATGCCCGGCACCTGCAAGGTTTCGCCCACCACTTTTGCGATCTGTGCCGGGGTTGCGCGGTAGAGATCGTTCTTTCCGTCTGCTCGTTTCCGAACCACGATTACATAGTCCGCGCTTTCAAACGCTTCTGCCAGGGCTTTGTCTGCCAGACTTACCATGCCCATTTCTCTGCCGCCTCCTTCTCAATGGCTTTCAGCTCTGCGGCTTCATCCTCACCGATCAGACGCGCCACTTCCTCGTAGGGGAGATTCACCTTCTTCGGTGCGGTATCTCCCAGAGCTATACTGCGCATATTGCAGTACCAGCACACAGCCAGCACACGCGCCTTGTGAACTTTGCAGATTCCGATATACCTACGGTTTGCAGTTCCGAACATTTCATAGTTCAAACCACTGCACCAGCCGCACCCGGAAGATACCGGGCAATGGATGCACTCTTCCGTGGACTGTGATTTCATGGTGATTGCATCCAGTTCTTCCTTCACCTGCCGTTGCTGATCCGTGGCATACAGACCGCCCTCCTGCACATTGCCCAGACACACCCGATCCGCCTTCTCTTTGCCAATAGAGATAGGCGCATACCTGATGCAGGGATACGCGGACCCGTCCGGGGCAAAACTCAGCATTGCGCCGGTTCCGCCGCAGAAGTTTCGGTCGTTCTGTTCTGCATCGCCGATCTGTTCATCCAGCATAGCAATCGCCACGTCCCAGCCGTTCTTGATAACGTACTGCGAAACCTCTTTCAGCTGCTTGTACAGTGCCTTGCCGTCCTCGTCCGTGTACATCGGCTCGTAGGCGCAGTTCCCGGCAATGTGCCTGCACCCGGCATCCAGCATCATTTTCATACTGGATGCAATGTACTGGATGGAGCCGGGCACGAAGGTCATTTTGCTGTTGAGCCAACCATACTTCCGCTTGCCGTCCTGGAATGCTGCCCACGCGGTAGAAAAGCTGCCGTTTCCGTCTTCGTCGATGCGGTAACGGTCGTGCAGCTCTTGCACGCCATCAATGGACACTGTAACCGACATAAGATTATGGTACTTTTCCAGCAGGTGCTGCGCCGCCGGGGAGCGCCACAGTCGGCCATTCGTGGCAAAAGAAATGCGCGTGAACGGTCCCAGCGGGATTTCCCGCCGGTAGCACTCCGAAAACCAGTAGTCGCAGATATGCTCGATCAGTTCAGCTTCCAGCAGCGGTTCCCCGCCGATGAAGTCCAGGATCATGGCTTTGGTGTCCCGGTTCACAAAATCGGATGTGCTATCCTCGTACAGGTTCAGGATGTAGTCCACGATTTTCTTTCCGGTTTCCAGCGTCATTTTTTCGGTAGACTTGTGGTGCTCATAGCAGTATGAGCACCGCAGGTTGCAGGCGTTTGTGATCTGGAACGTGATACTTCGGCAGATGCTTCCACACTCCTGTCTGTCCCTGCCATATAAGCGCTGGACGGTATTCCCGTAGTCCTCATACTTTTTCGTTCTCAACGGGGTGTACCTCCTCCCGCTCAAAGTCGAAGTGCACGATCAGGTTCGGGTTCTCTTCCGGGTCGATGTACCGCGCCAGCACCTTGTCCTGCACCATCTTCAGCTTCATCTGCGCTTTCCGGCACAGTCCTGCGTAGTAGTGCAGCATATCAGCTATCATCGTATTCGCGCCAGCGTTCAGCTGGCGGGACAGAATTGCCATCAGCGCTTCATAGGACTGCGCTTCGTAGTAGGCACGCTCCACAGCTTCACTTTCCTGTGTGGTGATTTTGATATTCTTCATGGTACACTCCTTACTGTGCATCCCGTTTCGGCAGCTTGTCCGCCGCCTGACGGTATCTTGCACGGACCCGATTCATCTTGACCATGGCCGAAACCATATCGTGCATATCTTCTGTTTCGCTCAACCGCAGCAGTTCGATCAGCACAACAAGCAGGTGCCACATAGAGAAAAACTCCACATCGTCTTTGCATTCATACTGAGCCGCCTTGATGAACGGTGCAGGATCACACTCACCTCTTCGGACAGGGTGTGCCGCAAAGTTGAACGTCCTGGCTGCCAGACCAAAGCCCATCAGGTAAATCCGGTCTTCGTCCGCGTCTTCGTCGCAGGCTGTCACTACAGACTGTGCAACTGTGATGCAGTATGCGCACCACACATCGAACTTATCTTCCGTGTTCACCATGAACATACCGGCACATCCGATGCACCAGAAAACTTTCTCCATTCCGGGCGGTGTATCTGCAAGAAGTCCCTGCCAGTCCTCCGGGTTGACCGTTTCGTGGGTCTGGATTTTCAGCATCGGAAGATTTTTGGTATACGCCTTTTCGCTTCTTGCGTCGTTGTTCGGTTCAAATGCCACGTCCATTTTGTTCTCCCTTTCTCGTTACCACAGGAATCCAGAGCAAGATGTACAGCCGCCAGAGCAGCTTCCAGAGCATCCGCTGCAACTGCTATCACAGTTGCTTGTGCAGGATGCGCCACAGTGAGAATTGCAGTCTCCTTCGCAGCTGTCAGAACAGCCGCTTTTACAGTTTGCAAAGCAGCCATTTCCTCTGCAACTGTCCTGGCAGCTGGACGCACAGTAGGAATCGCACCTATCGTTGCACCGTCCCGTACAATCATCCGCGCAGGTAGCATCACAGCTACCGGAACAGCCGCCGGAACAGCCGTCACAGCCGCCTTTGCATCCTCCCTTGCAGCCCGTCTTGCAGCCATTGGTGCAGTCATTTGCACAGCTTGCCGTGCAGGTCGTGTTGCAGGTATTTGTGCAGTTTCCTAAACAGGTGTTGCTGCACGACCCCTGACAAGTTCCCCTGCAAGTAGCCGTGCAGTCATTCGCACAATTTGCCCTGCAAGTTCCTACGCACCCTCCGCCACAGCTGCCGGTGCAGCTGGTACAGGACGTGTTGCAGCCATTGGAGCAAAGCCCCGTGCATTGCCCGCTGCACCCGGTCGCCGTTGCAGTTTCCGGGATATTGCTCAGTGTGCTTACCGTTGCCGCCGCTTGCGCAAGCCCCGATGCTGCAACTTGGTCTCCCCGCGCCGGTGTCGTTGCACCGCCCTGAACGGCATCCACCAGACGGGTGATTTTCTGGATGTGTTCTGCATCCACGCTCACGCCATCCGCCGGGGTCACATTGTACTGGTACGCCGTTTCCCTATATGCCGCCATGCTGCCAACGGACTGTCCCTGTGCGGTGCCTTCTGTCTTGCCGCGCCGACCGATCTCTGCGTCTATCAGGCTTTTCAGGGCAAGAAAATCTTCGTCGGAAATAAACTGTCCTCTCTCCGGCATCCTCTCACCCCCTCACCCGGACACGAATGCGGCGTTCATCCGTCCGGTCGTCGCCTTCCACCGCATAGCCGACAATGCATTCTGCCGGAGCAAACTCCCCTGCGCAGGCCGCCCGGCCAATGCCAGGCGTACCCGAAGGCAAAATTAAATCCCCGGTCTTCACCCTGCCGGTCACGCGCACTCTGACGCGCCCTGCAAGGGAAACGGGGATATACTTTTCTATGTTAGCTTTGAAGTTGTCGTCTTTCTCGTCCGGCGTATCGCCGCCAATCAGGTATGCATATTCGTCCGTGTGCACGCCCACAACGCGATCCATCTTTCCAACCGCCTTGATATACCGTTCTGTCTGGCTGCCCACATCCAGCGCAATGATATCTCCCGGCTTGGTATCGCACCCACGGGGGAACCATTCGGCGTAGTCGTTATAGACCGCACCATACACTTTGCGGAAGTTCGCCGTGCCATCGCTGCCGACGTAATAACTGTTGTCAGTACCAAAGTATGTAGACTGCTGGAACCGCACCGCGCCCGTAAAGGTGCCGCCAGACGTAGGCATTGCACCCAGATTCGCCAGCGCCTGTGTTGCGGTCTGGGCACCGGTGCCGCCGCGAGAAATAGGGAACGTTCCGCTGGTCACATCATCCGCGTTGTGCTTGTGGTCCATTGCTGCTGCTGAAATGTCCGCAGCGGAAATTTTGTGCGGGTTCTTTGCAGAAAGGTGTGCGATGAAGGCGGCAATTGCCGTGCGAATCTTCCGCAGGGTGTTTCCCAGCTTTTCGCCGGAAGCGATATTCTGCACATCGTAGGAGCCATCCGTCTTCGTAATGTAGTCATTTGAGAACACCGGCTGTTGGTTCGTCGGGGTGACATTGGGCACATTGCCCAAACCAACCTGCTCTGCCGTAACATGGTGCGGATTGTTGTGGTCATCGATGTGGTCTTTCAGGTCTTGCTTGCTGGCATAGCCGGAATACTCGCCCAGCGTTGCCGTCACCTGCTCTGCATCGCCAACCGCAACCACCATGTGGAAGGTTTCCTGCACCGTCATGTCGCCGCTCTCCGGCGGCACAACGGCAGCTTCGTTTCCCGCATTGGCATATGCATACAGGATTTCTCCATCGTCCGGGTCGTTGGCGAAGATGCCAATTTCACGGGCGACCAGCTTTGATTTCAGACCGCTGTTCGTGTAGGTGGATTCCAGCACGGCGCAGTTTGCAGACAGCTCAATGCTGTTGATCTGCATATTGGCTGCCAAATGCACAAGATTTTTCAGGTCACGCGGTTCCTCTGGTGCGGCGCCATCGCCCAGCGCAAATTTCGTGAAATTGATTGCGGTGCCATTCAGAGCTTTCACGATCAAAGCCCTGCCTGAATTGGTCAGGATCAAACTCGGAAAAAACATTGTTTCCCCCTTTTAGTCTGTCAGGATGTTCCCGTCTGCGTCCAGAAGGGCGTTTTCGTCCGCATCTACAAGCCAGCTGAATACGCTTTCTCCATCTGCCGTCACGCCAGACCACTTGCCCACAGTGACCGACGCAAAGCCGAAGAACAGCTTGTGCATTTCCTCCGTGGAAAGCTGCAACATATCCAGGTGGGCGCTGGCCCGCTTTACATGGCTGAGAATGTCCAGCATTTCTTCAATGTCGATTGGGCCTTCTGCCTTAATCTTGATTCGGAAGCAGCCCGGCGTTCCGTCGTACTCGAACCATTCTCGCACAGTCGCGTCACCGTACAGGTCACGCATCATATCTTCCACAGCTGCTTTTGTTCCCACCGTCATATAATAAGGTAGGGACGCTTTCACAAGCCGCCGTTTTGTTTCGATGTCGTAGTCCTGCCGGTAGCGCGGCGCACGGAATTGAACTGCCAGAATGTCCAGCAGTTCATCCGATGCATGGTCAATGCCCGTGTAGATTTTCGCATTGTCGGTAAAATCCAAAATCAGAATTGCCAGCTCATGCCATGCATCCGATATCGACTTTACCCATTGCTGGTCTGCAACGCTTTTCGGCAGCAGATCGGTCAGCTTTGCATTGCGAAGATCAGTCATCTTCCAGTCCTCCGTACACCACATTGCAGGTTGTCAGCTTCGGAATCTCAGCGCTGCCCACCACAACGTCGGTTGGCGCGGTGATCTTCACCTTCTTTGCCCCGGCATTCTTGATTTGTGCAATCAGTTCCGCCGGGTCAATGTCCCTGCCCATGGTGCGCTGCCACACCTTGTAGACTTCAACCGCTTCGTTCACTGCGTTCTGCACAGTAACGGCGATCTTGGATTTACTGCGGGCAATGGTATAGGTCACGTCAATGCTGTACTCAACCTCGGTCGGGGCTTTGCAGTTCACATAGTCCGTCATGGGTCGGCGTGCATCATTGCGCAGATTTTCTTCCATGCTGTCGCAATCACTTTTGCTCGGCAGCGTTCCATCCTGTAACGTAAAATAAATGTCCACCACGCAGGGCGACGGGCTTTGTACGGAAACGTCCTTCACGTCGTTTCGCCATGCCTTAGCGAAATACTCATAAGCGTCCGGTGGACCAGCACAGGAATATGTAGAGGGCACCAGGTAGGTTCTCTCCGTCAGCGAATCGTCGCTTTCAATATCCGTACCACCGCTGCTGGCCGTAACGTTTACCGCCGATGCAACATAGGGGATGGGGTCCACCAGCTGATTGATTTGCCCTTCCTCAATGCCGGACGACGCCGCGCCTTCTTCTGCCGCTTCTGCTTCTACGTCCACATACTGCGAACCTGGCGTGATCTCCGCGTAGTCCATCGTGGCAAAATAAATGCCGTCCTGTGTTCTAACGCGGGTTTGCGCTGGAATGCCTACAGCACCAGGCTGTTTTGCATCAGCCAGAGTAAACCGGATCGTCACCTTTGCTTTTTCAGCCGGGCGGCGGGTCAAGCCATAGTTCCCGGCCAGGTCGTCCAAATCGTCGTGGGCGGAGTATTTCAGCAGCATTCGTTTCGGGCCTGCATCGACGTACTGCAAAATCTGGTAGCCAAAAAGCGTCATTGCTTTCAGTATCAGTGCCGGGACACTGGCGGGGTAAATAATCGGTGTCTGCCCGGTTGCTTCCTGCATGGATTGACTGAACTCTCCCTTTGTCAGCTCTTCCACTTCCTTCATAGTCAGGTTGTCGGTAAAGCTGATATCCGGCAGATTTTGAAGCTGTGAAATTTCAGACACTTCTCAACACCACCTTTGGGATCAATACCCCCTGCCCCACCTTCGACGTGTCCCACTCAATGCGGACCACTTCAACGCGGGGTTCGTACTTCTTTGTTTTGCGGACGATTTCTGCCGCCAGCAGCGCTTTTGCAACGCTGGTCGGCTTGTCCACGGCATCCAGCGAAATGCCGAAGTCCCGGTCAAGGCCCTGCTCTCCGGCTCGTGCGGAGTACAGCACTTTCAGGCATTCGCAGATATCTTCTGCATCTTCCATGGTGGATGATGCAAGCTGAATTTTCGCTTCTCCTAAAGTCATGCGTATTCCTCAAATGATAAATCGATTTTGCAGCGGACAAGCCGTCCACCTGCAGCAACGCAGTCCCATGCGTCGGACGCATCCGTCAGCTTAAACAGGCACATTCCCACAGGGTCGCTGCCGATAATCAGATAGTCCACCGTGCCTTCCTCCGCCATCCGCTGGATGTTCGCCAGCATTTCACGCGGCTTCACACCGTACTGCGCGTCCAGCGTGACCGTAAACTTGTACGCCTTCAACTTCTGGCCGGTCAGCTCACTTTTCGGTTTTCCGTTGATTGTGTTGTGGGTCGCCCAATCGCTGCCCGTACTGCCTTGGATATCCTGCATCGTGAATACCTTGTTGCTGTCTACCGAAAACACAAGGCCGCCAAAACATCCAACCTGCATACTGTGTCCTCCTGCGATTTACGTCGGCTTTACTGTATCGCCCATGCCTCCGGCATGGAGCGGCAGCGTATACTTGTGCGTGTGGTTTACCAGACTGATCCCGCTGATTACCGCGTCGCCGCCACCACCTGTGATGTTGACTGTTCCGCCATCAATGGTGATGGTGGGTGCATTCATACTGATTTGAGAACCGCCCACGATCTGAACGGTGCCGCCCTGGATCGTGACGGTGCAGCTTCCCACTTTCACGGTCAGCTTTCCTTTCACTTCCAGTTCAGCATTTCCGTCAACGGTTTCCGTTTTGTTCTTCTTGGTTTCCGACTTCGTGTCGCCCTCATTGTGGAAGGTGGCTTTCTTTCCGTCATAGCGGAAATAGCACTTCCCGGGTTTGTCATCGAAGTCCTGTCTGTAAAGGTTTTGGGCACCCTCCGGGGGATTTTCATTTTCGCCCCAGGTGGTGCCCAAAACCACGCCTTCTTCTTCTCCGTTGGAGTTATGCGCCACCACAACGGTGTCTCCGACTTTCGGCATTTTGTACCCAGCATTCGCCAGCATCGGGATCATGTCCGTCACACTGTCTTCCCGGTCTTCGTATGTAACTTCCATACAGCCGGTTTTGTAGTTGATGTTTGATACTTTGCCAAAC